TAATGTTTGTTGAAAAGTTGCTGGAATCTTTTGACAATAAGTCAATAAATTGTGACAATGAATCAGAGCATAGAGTCCAAGATTGATAAGATAATCGGTTACAAGACTTGGTCTGACAGGCGTAAGATAGACGCCCTGCTAGAAATGGATTGCATTATGTATACAAACCTAGGCCTTGATTCTACAAAAGAAGAAATCAAAAGCGTCAAGGTGGCATCTAGAAAGATATACAAGGGTGTAGGTAAGATAGATAAAACTTTAGGCGATACTATGGTCAGGGCAATGGATAGGTAATGATACGACACGCACACAGGTTTCTACACATATTGACAACAATGGAAGAGATTCACGACCTTGTCAACGATTTGTACGAAGCTTGGGCGGACGAGGATTACGAGGCGGTTGAGGTGCTCTGCGCCAAGATTACCGACATACTGAAATCCATCGAAAATGACTGAAGTTAGACCTAGGCTTAGGGGACAAAAACTAGCCGCTTACAACAACCTTACAAGTAACGAGAAACGTTTATTGGTCGTGGGTGATATCCATGAACCTTTCTGTCTACCAGGATACCTTGATTTCTGCGTAGAGACATATCAAAAATTTAACTGCAACGCCGTCCATTTCTGCGGGGATATCGTGGATAATCACTACAGCGCATATCATGAGACAGACCCAAATGGGCTCGGTGGGGGAATGGAGCTTGACTTTGCGATAGAGAAGGTTCAGGAGTGGAATAAGGCATTTAAGCACGCCACGGTTTGTATTGGTAACCATGACCGATTGATTGGAAGGCGTGCGTTCTCATCCAACATACCTAAGGCTTGGATTAAATCCTACAATGAAGTGCTTGGCACTAACTGGGACTGGCAGCCCCGCTTTGTTATTGATGGCGTGCAATACGTACATGGCGAGGGAGGGACTGCCCGTACTAGGGTAAAGAATGATATGATTAGTTGCGTACAAGGGCATATACATACGCAGTGCTACGTCGAGCATATGTGTGGTCAGGATAAAAATATATTCGCTATGCAGGTGGGTTGTGGCATAGATAGGGAAAGTTATTCTCAAGCCTATGCTCGCAACTATAAGAAGCCTGCCATCGCTTGTGGCGTTGTCATTGGAGGCCACACCGCCATCAATGTGATGATGGATTAATAATCCCTAGCAATAATCTTTGCAATGTCGTTTGCTTCTTCAATCCTATCCTCCTCTATTAACTTCGAATAAATACCTAGAAGCAATTCTTCTCTTCCTATTTCTGTATTGATGAAGTTTGCGTAAGGGCCATCTTTCGATGAGGTAGTTATTGTTGATGGGTCAAAAACATTCTTTCCATAAGTGTTTGACCAAGCATCTAATCCATAAAGTTCAAAGGCAATAATTTCATCTTGAATCGTGGTCGATGAATGGTGAGGAGATTTGTAGTCTAACATATACTTGACAGCTTCAGTCCTGTTGCCTACTGTGTTTATAACATTTGGTATATCCTTTTTGTTTAGTGGAGCGAGAGATGGCTCGTACGTTTTATCCTCCTCCTCCTTAGTAGGATACTTCACCTCTCCTCCACCATAAAGATTTTCCTTAGCATCATCCATTACAATTTGGACATAGTCTATAAATCCTGGAATTTGAAGTGCATAATTACTCAAAGAGTATAGAACTACATCAGTTCTTGACTGACGCAAGCTATCCCTTCTTTCTTCGAGCTCCATTCTTTTCTTTTCATCTTTAATCACGAAGTTACCATCTTCATCAACTTCTTCTAGTTTACTATTTATTCTGCCTATTTCAGATTCAAGAGAAAAGAAAGTTTCTAACCTTTCCGCACTAACACCTAATTGCGGAGCAAGTATTCCAAATATCTCAGATTCAACATCAACTTCTTTACCTTCCGATATTTTATCAACCAAAGTTCCTAGTCTGGAATAGTTAACAGAGTGCTCGTAATCTTTATATGTCTGTGTTTCAGGGTCGTAAGTTCCCAATAGGCTCGCTATATATTCTTCTTCCACTGCTTGATGAAAAACAAAAGAAACCAGTTGGTCTGATAATCCACCTCCACCACCTTTCGCTCCAAAAAGAATAGATTGGCCAACACCACGCAGCATCTGCTGCATCGTTAATTCAGATTTAGATTCAGCCCATGCATTCAAATCTTCCTCGGAAACTGCGTACCCACTACCTGTAGCTTTGACCTCTTTGAGTTCTCTTATATCTTCAGGCACATCAGCATAGTTTTCGAAGAAGTACAATCCCTTTTCTTCGTCAAATGTTGCATCTTCAACAGCCTCATCTTCATCATCTCCAAAGAAATATCCTACAACTTGAGGGATGATAGCTTTTGTTCCTGCGGTATAGAATGACATTCTGAATAAACTACCAGCCAAAATACCAACAGCTTCCTGCTTGGTCATATCTCCATTCTTGATGCCAGCTTGTATTGCTTGAGTTACTGTTTCATACTCGTAAGAAACGAAGTTTCTCATAAAAGAGTTTGCGGCTCTACCTACACCTCTTTCAGCACCTTCAGCACTACCTTTAAACGATTCCTTACCTAAGAAGGAGCTTATTGTGGCCGACTGTTGTATAGACTTCTTGTCCGCAAAGTTTCTAGCTCTTTCTATTGCATTTTTATTTTCACGCATGAAGGCCTCGTCGTTGTCTATTATCTTATTGACGTCTTCAGTTGTCATTGGACGCCCCGTTATGCTTTCAAATTTTTGCTGAAACGAGCCAAACCAAATGGGGTTACCCAATGCTTGGTCTGGGACAGTCATGGCATAATCAGCCATTTTTTGCCCTCCTCGATATACGCCTCCCGCAAGCTCGCCTAATGCGCCGTATTCTCTGACCCCTAGTCCATCCGTAGAGGCTTCACCTGCACTTGCAGCGGCTATTGTAGATGATGTAGTTAATCTACCTGTTTGAGATGAGCCAACATTTATAAGAAATGTAGCCCTTCTACCGTCCTTAAACATTCCATTCTTCCAAAGAAATGCGCTTCCTTTTGCAGTTGATTTACCAAAACCAAACCCTGCCATACCAGCATTTGATATCAATTCAATGCCACCTCTCATACCTCCTCCAAGGCGAATAGCTACGTTAGCGGCGTAAATTTCTTCAAGAGCATTAAATGCTCCCATGTTGCTAGACACTCTAAGAACTCTGTTTAAGGACTGCTCCATTGTTTCTTGAAGTCCTTTTAGTTTTTTATACCTCTCATCTTTCTCAAACTTAGACCTGTCACCATCGTACTCATTTTCAATTTGAGACATAGCGGCATTGATATTCGCCCTTACCTGCTTTAGTGCAGGTGTTAAGTGATAATCTCTTAATGTTTCATTAAATGCTCTATGCGCTGTTGTTATCGCATCAAAGTTTATTGATGGAGCGTCTCGATGAGAAGCCCTTCCGTGAGTCGTACCTCCTCTAGTACTTACTCCTGATGCAGAGTATTTATTCATGGCATCAGCCACCTCGGCGTCTATGCCCGCTCCGTCAACGTAGTGATGTGTGTATCCACTGAAAGATTGAGAACTACCACCTCTATATAATGAGCTTGCAGAGGCCGCATTTTCAGCATTCATAGTATTAACCTCTGTTATTATATCAAACGCCTTTTTCTCCGACTGCGTTAAGCCTATATTTTCAAATCCCTCGTCAAAAGTGACACCGTCTGTAAATACAGAAGCCATTCTATCTCTTACGATAGTTAGATAATCTCTTTCTGATTCACTTACATTAGGGTCGTTAATTCTAGCATCTAAATATTCAACCGCCGTAAACACCTTGCTACCCCTCATTGATGGATTTTGCTCCCACTCTCTTTGAAGTTCTAGTGCTTTAATTAAGGCTCTTGATATTTTTGTTTGCTCGGCTGAAGCAAAAGACATCCCTACTCCTTTTACACCCTGCTTGTTTGATAGAAGTGAGGATGCTTCTTGAAGCTTTGACATCCCTCCTGCTAACTGCGCTTTGTACGTCTCATCAGCCGAAGCTAGCGTTCCGAATGTAGCATCAAAAATTGAGGTGTTATTGTAATTCCCTAAAAGCCTATCTACAGCTATCTTAGGGTTGATTCTTAGCAACTGATTATAGAATCCTTGAACCCCCTTTGTGCCTCCTATTATTGAAGGGATGATGTTCATAAACGCAGCCCTAATTCTTGAGAGCCTATTCATATCGGTTACATCCGTAGCCTTAGATGCAGAGACTCTAGACGCAATGTCCGCTCCAACTTTGTTTGCTTTTATTTTAACGCTAAGCTCGAAGGCGTTATTAGATACAAACCCATTGTTTATGTTGTCCATCACATTAGACAATAAAACTTGGTCTTTGAGGCTTAAACTATTGAAATCTTCCTCCGTTAAGTTTAATAACTCACCAGCAACATTCCTAGAATCTCTGTTAGGTATTTTAGCCAACATTCCTTCTCCTCCATCCTTATAAGATTCAGAATAGTTAAATACATTTTCCTTGGCCTCATTGCTAATTCTCTGAGCCTCCTCTTCAGACATACCCTCTTTCTCTACAGCTTCGCTAACTGCAATTTCACCTTCATCTATATTGTTGAATATAGACTCCGCTTGTCTAAGCATAACATCTCTGTCATTTAGCGGAAGCTCCTTGGCTCTAGTGCTCATATCACTAGCCATATTCTTATACCTATCTAGATAGGTGTATGATATGTCATCTCTGTTGACGTTTATCTCGGTTCCATCTTGAAGCCTGATGGCTACCCCATCCATATCCTCCATTACAACCGTAGCCTCAGCCCCATTGTACATTACCTTCTCCCCAGCTAAAAGCTCTGAGCCATCCATAACATTCCCATCCTTGTCATAAATAGCCCTAACCTCTTCCATTGATACGTCAAGAGGATTTACACCAAACAATGTGTTAAGGGCGTTTGTAAGTAATGGGTCAGCCCCTAGCTTTCCTCTGCCAACATTTGCTTTTGCTTTTTGCCTATTAGAGTTTACTTCAGCTATCTCTTCCTTAAACTTCTTGTCAGATATCATTTTATCAATCTTCTCTTCAGCTCTTGCTGCTTGAACCTCATTGGTGAAGTCTGTGGTTGATAGGATTCTCATCAAAGACCTAGTCTGAGCGTTAGACAATGTAATGCCAGCCTCCTTGAGCATTTCTATTGCATCTAGCCCAGCAGTAGCAGTGGCTTTTCTCTGCGTCATCTTACCTTGTCTACCAGCCCTCTCTTCTGCTTTATATTGGTCTCTAAGGGCTTTGAATTGGTCAACTAAAACCTTCCCTTTGTTTTGATTGATAATCTTAGCCGTCTCTCTTTCCACCCTAGCCCTAGCGTCTGCATTGGTCATATCAGTTCTAGCGACAAGGTCATATATTCTTTTCGACTGCGCAGGGGTTAGGAAGATGCCATTCTCTTTGAACTGCTCATTGATTTTGGCAATCATATCTCGCTCAGCTTTCTGCTGTTCACCTACAGCCAATTTACCTGCCTTTTCTTGAAGCTCTAACTCTTTCTTCATCTGCTCATACGAGTCGACAACCATCTCCGTACCAGTCATTTTCTCTGGTCTACCTTGAGCCTCAGTTAGGCTGACACCCATTTCGTTTTTGACCATATCTATGATTTGGCCTCTAGTCTCTGAGTCACCCTCTTGATAAGCCTTCGTGCCTCTAGCATACGCCAAGGCATTCTCGTATTGCTGCTCCTCTAGAGTTGTGCCCATAGCCTTCTCCTCGTTCCACCTTTCTTTGGTCTTATCGATAACTCGCTTGACCTCCTCTTGTATTCTTTCAATAGGAGCCTCGGGGTCTGATTCTGCTACAAGTTCTGCTTCTGAATTTGTGCCGTCTATACTAGCCTCTAGTTCTTCGACTCTAGCATCTACGGCGGCTTTCATTTCTTCTTGAGCCTGAAGTTCTGCCTCTGCATCAATGTTTGTCTGAACGCCATATTGGTCAATGCGCATAGGTGAGCCCATCTGCTCAAGTGACTCATTGATAGTACCGACTAGGTCTGCATCAACTTGGTCGTTCTTGTTGACGTACTGCTTGTAAAGTTCAACTGCTGTTTCAGGGTCAGATAGAGTGATGGCCTCCTTGTATTCTTCATAGGTGACATCTTCACCTGCCCTAATCTTTTCTGTTATGTTATCTACCTTTTCGTTGGCAGTCACACTCACGTCCTCCTCAGTTACAGGAGCCTCCTCAGTTACAGGAGCACCCTCTTCTGTTGTAGTCTCCACACTTACACGCTGAGAAGAGCCCATTGCCTCGTAACCCTTGTTTATTATATCTACCATATCACCCTCAATGAGTTGATAGTTGATATTATTGGCAAGAGCCTCATTGTGTATCCGCTCAGCAGTCTGAGGGTCGTTTTGATTCACAAGGGACTCTACTAATGCTCTTAATTCAATCATAGGTATCGACCCTGCCCCCTCTTTTAAATATTTATCCTTAACATCAGCGATGTTAGACTGGTCAGTAAATTTATTACCAGTTTCTCTGTTGAAGTTTGTGTAGTCTTCACCTGTAACAATGTATTGCTTCTTCCCTAGCCCAAGTAATCCACCTCTTTTTTCTGTGTAGTTGAGACCTTCTGGTGGAATTTCATCAAACACATAAGAACCATCTTCTTGCTTCTTACCTTTACCTAGGGCATCCATTTTCTCTCTGAGCGCCTCGGCTTCATCTCTATTTTTCTGAGCACCTAAGTCTCCTTCTTGAGCGGCCATAGCCATACTTGGTTCACCCTCTATAGTCACTACCTCACCGACTGCCCGCCCAGTGGCAACGTCCCCAGCCATTGCCTCGATGAGAGACTTAGCACTAGCATCTGTATTAACTTCGGTTACTAATCCAAACTTGGCTGAAAGCTTATTGAAGAAGCTTGCGGATTTGTCTGTTACTGCCTCAACATTAGTATTGGCTGAAACAATACCAAAGAATTGAGCTACAGTTTCTCTGCTTATATCCCCAGACTCGTATTGCGATACAAACGATTCTAATTGAGCTTTAGTATCTGCATCGACATCGTTCATAATGTCGTTAGCAAGTGCAACCATATCAACCTTAAAGGCTTGGTCACTATTCATAGAGTTAAATATAATCGCCTCAAACACCTCGTGGCCCACAGTAGTTTTGTCTGCCTTTGCTGCGTTAATGTGAATTACATTGTACTCTGGGTCAAATGCTCCCCTTCCGTTTGTGCCTGTGGCCGAAACAAATGAGCCTTGGTCTGTGTGAACTTGAAACTTAACGCCAGGAAAATTTGCTGATAGAGATTGTCTAGCAGACTCTATCTGAATGTCTATGGCATTTATTTGGTCTCCATTAGCTTTTGTTTTTCTATCTAAATCAGTTACTTGGTCAGCATATTTTTCAGGGTCTCCTATAAATACTTTAGAAACGCCAAACATTCTAAACTTTGTTTTTTGGTCGTCTAATTGAGCAGCCAACCCAGCGTCTTTTTCAGATATATATACCAATCCGCCGTCGTAACCCGCTTCTAGGTACTCTATCATTTGCTCTTTACTGACAACCTCTCCGTCAATAACGTAGTCATTGTCGGCAACTGCCTTTTGATGCGTCTCGTTAAGGTTCATCAAATCTTTGATGTCAGACTCAACTTGCTCTAATGAAGCCTCATATCCTTCGGGCTTTGTTCTATTTAATAAATTTCTTTTCGCATCTAAAAGTAAATAACTACCAATGGCATCAACGCTCATGTTTATGCCATTAAGTTTTTTCATTGACTCGTAAATACTTCCATTTGCTTGTAAAAGTTTTGCGGCTTGGTCTAATGTTACGAGGCCCTTGTTGCTATACTCCTTTACTAATTGACTAAACTCATAAGGGTTACTAGCCATCATATAGGCAAGCATAAGGTTTCTTGGTTGCGACATATCTGCATCAGTAGAGCCATCGCTCGCAGCACCCATAACCGCTGCAGTCAAAAATATTACTCCATTTTCGGCCATGCCATCTACAGTGGTAAATTGTCGCACCGCAGATAAAAAGTTCTCTTGGTATTCAAGACCAAAAAGTGCCCTCGAAAAATCCTGAAGACCTGTTTCAACACCTCTTTCTTGAATAACCTCACCTGTCCCAAAACCTACTGCTCGACCTACACCAGAACCGAAGTTGCCGAATCTTGTTTTAATACCAAGCGAAAGCGCATTTGCGTTGGGCACAAATCTAGACGCACCCGCAAACAATGTTGCATACGTAGCCCTTGCGCCAATTTGTCTCCAAAACGGCTCATTTCTGTCTAACTCTAGTCCAATACCAAAGGCGGGGATTCCTAGCTGTAGCATTTGAAGGCCAACAGCATTTGTCATGCCAATGCTTCTAAGTCCCAAACCCACTAACCCCCCTCCAGTCGCAAAGGCGGCTATGCTTATTGTGCCCTGTTCAACAGCGTTGAGAATAGTGTTGCCAACGCCCGTTTCGCCCTCGAAATCAGCATTTATCATCGAACCCGATAATAGCAATTCTCCATCTCTTCCTATACGTGCTAAAGGGCTATCATTATAGGAAACAGCTCCAGATTCAAGTCTAAAAGTAACCCCACTTGGCTGGTATGGGGAAACATTAAAAAGGCTATTACTAAGCCCTGCATCAGACCTCATTTGCAAAAGCGACGCCTCTTTATCGTCGACGCCACGATACCTATACAACGATAGCGCAGGGTCTATAAACATGTTTAAAAACATTCCAACATATCTAGGCGCTTCACCTAAAATATTTTCAGTTCCCGAAAAAGACCCTGAAGTACTTATGAAAGGGTTATTCTTAAACGAACGAACATATTCTTTTCTCGTCTTCTTATCCATTTCTGGATACAAATTCTCTAAATATGATTCGTAATCCTTAGGGCTGTTTGGGTCTCCACCAGCGCCTAAGTAGTCTCCTTTTGTAAAATGTAATGTTGACTCAAAAACAGCATTTTGATAGGTCTCCGAGCCTAGAGTATCGCCTAAAACTTTGGCTGCAAATTCTGGCGTGTGCCTCATGCTCTTAATGAAATTTACATTGTCTGCTATTCCATTTATCAATGCCCTTTGAAGGTCTAACTTCTCTGGGGTCATAACGTTACCCTCGTTATCTAAAATTGGCTCACCTTTGTCATTCAGAAATGGAGTGCCAAAATCAACAACGCTGACAGCATCTAGCAATTCTGAGTAGTAGTTGGTGACAAAAATCATCCCCATCTCCTCTTCACTTATGTCAACCCAAGCATCATGAGTAAGTTCTTCCTTTCTTCTAGTGCTCTCTGGAAACAAGTAATCCTTCATTCTCAGAAAGATATTCCCATCACGCATATCCTCGCCTATCTGAACCCAATCCTCACCAGATACTGTTTCAGTGAACGCCTTAAACAAGTCTTGCGCTCCGTATTCGAGCAACTCCTCTACTTGGTATACTCTCTCATAGGATTCATTTGCGGCCTTCCTATTGCTCTGAACCTCCATAATGAAGTCTATAACATCACTTTTAAATGGTGCTGCGTAACCCTTTGCTGTATTTTCTAACAAGAATTCAGCTTGGTCTATGGGGGTCTCAAAGTCTTGGAATAGACCGTTTATTACATCAAATCCTTTCGCAATATCAAGCTCATCTCTGAAAAAAGCAAAAACCATTTCTGGGCTCATATCTTCTCCTTGAAGAGCCTCAATTCCTTGAAATATTTCCTCGCTGCTTATACCAAAAAGACCTGCCATATTCAAATAGCCATAAAGCTTATTGGTAACCTCTTCTAGTTCTTTTGTCTCATCTTTCGAAAAGTTCCCTAAGAAGAGTTGATTTGCTATGTTTTCGGATAGAATCCTGTTTTCTATTTGCGCTAGTGGTTTTTCCTGATATTCTTTTTGAGATGCCGCAAATGTTATCCTACCGTATTCTTCGTTGTATATTATTACGGCCTCGTCGTCCTCCATGAGTTTGTTTATGAGGAATACTTCCTTGGGAAACTCGGAAAGAGACGATGAAATAGTGCCATCTGGCGTCATAGAATATGCCTGAGCAGAATTAATTATTTTATTCTGTGTCTCTTGGTCTAGATTATCAAACTCATCCTTTGTAAGAGAAAAAGTGCCATTGCCTTCGTCGTTCCAATCTGCTAGAGATTTAACATTTACATCGGCCTCATAGTCCAATATACCAGTTGCAAGGGCTAACTCTCTTGCGTCAGCATCAAAAATATTAATGCCACTTGTGCCTATTCGACTTGTTATTCTTTCAGCATCTCTTTGTGTTTGTTTTATGTTTCTCTTGTCGAATGCCGCAGGACCAGGAATAAACACTCCATTGCCTAAGTCCAAAACCGAAGGAGCTCCTACGAAAACATCACTGCCTGGATTCATTCTGTAATATTCAGAGTCAACTACTCCATTTGCACCTGTTCTTATATTCGTAGATGAAATCATTGGAGTAACAAGAGACATCATGTTTTTAGGCATGCCACTTTCATCGAAGTAGTTTGATATTGGGCTAAACCCCGTGGGGCTGTCCTGACTATATCCTAATGATTGATTAGACACAAAAGTGCCGTCCTCCATCTCAGTGTAGTCAACCTTCGGTGCAAAATTATATTTAGACAATAAGTTTCTCTGCGCTATAGCTCTGTCTATCCCAGTTGAGTTATTGAATTCTTCTAGAGATTTTAGTTGAAATTGCTCATACTCCGCAACGTTTGAGTGTATTGGAGCTGATTCTAGGCTTCTTATAATAGGCTCATTTTCTCTCCCATTGTTATTATACTTTTGCATTACGGGATTTAAAAACAAACTGTTTATACCACCCATAAAACTTGCGGCCAAAGCTTCTGAATTTACCAAATCTGGCTCATCGTCAATCCCCGCCATATAATTACTATAACTGTTTGCATCACGCCTAGCCTTAAACATTCTCATGTTATAGTCGAGTCGCTGAGCAGGAGTCATTTTAAGGAACATCATGTTCCTCATATGTTCAATCGACCGAGAGGGTTTTGGCGACTCGACGGTAGAACCTTCGCCTGACGTACCTTCCTCTCCTTCCCCAGGGATGTTATTTAAGTTGTTTTCTTCAATCATTAGTTATAAGCTTTGATTGGTACTGTTCTTGTATCAGTGCGTCTATTTGTGATGAAGTAGCATCTACAGGTATTACTGCAAGCTCATTATCCTTATTATCCCTGACGACATAATCACTGCCCTCAATACTAGTTTTTAGAGTTCCATCTACTCCTTTTTGATACGCCAAAGCAATAAATGCTCTATTAAGTATTGCCTCGTTAATTATTCTTATTTTATCTGGGTCGTCTCCAGCGTCTTCCCACTTATCGCCCCATCCTAAGTTAGGAGCAGGAACATCAAGCCTAACAGGTTTACCATCCTCCGTTTTCATGTATGCATTGACTTCACCACCTGACGAACTTTCAAAGTTGCTTGAACTTCCACCACCCTTAGGTGCTTTGGCCATCCCTGACATGTTGTCTGTAGCATATGAGCCATCTGCGTGCCCCCTGTAAACCTCGTTATGATATTGACCTGCCCCTACTTGCGTGGCAATAGAAGCGAAGAGCTGCTCTCTGTTCCCGCCGTCTCTAGTAAGACTGGTTCCCTGCGCACCTACAGTCATATCAATAAAATCTCCTGAGTCGTCAACGCTTATGTCTAAGCCTGTGGCTGATGCCACGGCGTTTAGAGAAGCAGGGTTTCCTGTAGCAAGGAAGTCGTCTAGACTTTGGTAAATTAAACTTAATTGGTCTCTCTTTGGTTTTTCTGGGCTTCTTGGCTTCTCCTTAAATTCCATTGTTTTCGTTGTCTGAACATCTATTGCATCCGACAAGAACTCAACAGCCTTGGCCCTAACCTCTTGCCAACCCTTACTATCCATAGCTGGAACAAGATTGCCCCCTTGGTTTATAAACACAAGCGCATTGGGGTCATCCATTTTCGACTCGTCCGTGGTGTATCTATCAAAAATATCTTCTTGAAGATGGTCAGAAGCCATTGATTGTAGTTTTGATGGGCTATCAACTATTGAACTAATAAAGTCTTCCTTCGCAGGCTGATAAGCTGCGTTAAACTGCTCGCTAGTTTCATTTAATCTAATATTTCCTTGGGTTACCGCCCCTATCTCATCGACAAATGCTGTTACATCAGAAAAGTAGTCATATGCGGTAAACATCTGCTGACTCATATTTATCAGATTACCCATTGACTGAAGGCTATTAGTCTCGTATGGCATAGTAGGGTCTCCAGTGGTAAACACAACCCCTCCTGTACCATCTTTACCTATAACCAATTCTGTGCCCCCAAAGTCCATATATCTACCCGTATGCTGAGTAAGCCACTCATCACCTTTACTAAGTATCGAGCCCCCATCTATTGGGTTCCCTTCCTCATCAACACCCATTCTCATCTGCTCTCTCTTAGTAACAGCCTGATTGTATTGAGTGGTGTAGTTCTTAAAGTTGGTTACCGTGCCCTCTGTGTTTGATAGATTTCTCTTAAACTGAGCCACTGAAATCTGTCCACTCTTTAGGAGTTTCTCTTGAGTCAGTAGGTATTGCCTCATATTGTTGGCGCCCTCAAACATCCAGTTATTAAACTCAACGTCCATCCCAACGTCTAAGTTGTCCATAGTGGCAAGCGTCGTAGATATGTTCTTATCTATCTCTGCTTTTGCCGCCATTCTGCGGTCACGCTCTATATTGATAAAGTCTACGAACTTACCCGTAATCTCAGACCAATCTATTACGTCCTTACTTACATCTCTAGGAGCCCTAGTGAAAAAGTCTAATTGTTGAAAGTTTTGATTTATTGCCACTATATGTCTTTATCGGTTTCTGATGCCTGCGATATAAATTGATTATTATACGCCTCTGTTCCATATAGAGGGATTCCTGGAGCTAAAGCATCAGCTGCGCCAAATAGACCTGAAACCCCTGCAGCCAAGTTTTGCTGTCTAGACGCTCTTAATCCCTCTGCTCGCTCTCTTAAGAACTGAGATTCGCCACCATATAGACCCGCCATCTGCTGCGCTACGTTCTGCTTCTCTTGAATTATAGCCTCATCTCTAGCTTGTATCTGCTTGGCTTGTTCAGCCGCTAATCCAAACTGCTGTGCCGCTACTCCACTCTGAATGGCTTGTGCGGTTGCCTGAGCAGCCCTTGGGCCTGCGGCTTGTGCCGCATCAGTTTGCTGTGCCGCCGCTACTTGAGTACCCCTCATTGCTTCGTCAAAAGCCATATTGTTAATCCTTAACTCTTCTGATTCGAGCTTGCCAATCTCAGCAATGGCCTTGTTCATCATCCTCTGAGATTTCATCTCATCCTGCTGAGCCTGCCTCTTGTCTTTTATTGCCCTAGCGAAATTTACGATTCCCCCTATGACAGAGGATGCCGCGCCAATAATAGGCATTGCCGTTCCTACGGCGCCACTAATCTTGTCTAGTAGGCCTACAGGATTAGTTGTTACAGGGTTAGCGCTACCAGAAAGGCCAGAGGCGCCAATGTTTTGAAGCCCTAAACCGCCACCAAGTTGAGTATTGTTTTGTAGCTGTTGACCGAATGAAAGGCCTCCACCCCCGCCGAGTGAGCCACTAGTCATATCGGGTATGGTTATTTTAGTGCCATCGGCTAATGTTATTTCGTTTGGCATAGAAAAAGTATATTTTACAAATATACTAAAAACTACGGCTTACTCTCCATATAGTCGGCTTCTACGGCATATACTTCAGCCCTAGATGTTGTGTTTAAACTTAGGTCTATTTCCATAATGTGACCTGTAATACCCGCAGATTCATTTTCACTAGGCCTTGCAGCAACAGATATGTAGTCTCCAGGCGCAGGTGGAGGAGGCGGAAATGGAACTGAATAGTCAACAAACAACTCTATCGCCACCTTGTCTTTTCTGTTAATTATTTTGGTAATACTCCCTGTTTGACCTCTGTTTACGTAGACCAAATCATTAAACCTTATAGATGGGTTTATTGGGAATCCTAACTCATACTGAATAACAGTGTTAGATATTGGGTTCTCAGGCGTGTATCCAATAACACTTGTCTCGCCTGTAGGTGTGCCCACAAAATAACTTACCGAAGCAGGAGCCGTACCCACACCCTTAAAGAATCTAACATTATCGTCGTATCCAACCTGCTTTATGTACGCAAAGTGTGCGTTCTCCTTCTTAACAAAGGTCACTGTAGTTCCTGAGTTCATATCAGTCTCAAGGCTAGTCCCAAGGTTAGAAGACGCATCAACCTCTGCCAAAGCTCTAATGGCTTTAAACACTTTAGATGTTATGGGTGTTCCATTAAAACAAGTCTTTACTCTTGGCGTCACATATGGGAAAATTGACCCATCACCATCTATAGACTCCTCTAGGTAAAATGTAGCCCTCCCATTAGTGTCTGTATTGTGAATATTTAGGTTGCCATTCTTAAATGAAAAAAAATCGCTATTCATCCCAGTCATATACTCAGGATAGAACGAGTAAAAGGAAACCCATCCGCCCACATTGTCATCCGATGATGTTGGTGTATATGTAACTGTATATGCCATTATAGTTCTGTTAACATGATTAGTAATTCTTCCTGAGGGAACATATCACTCTTACCCTTGTTGGTGTTAGAATGCGACAGAAGACCCTTAATTTGCCCGTAGTACGCTTTCTCGTTCCATTCGAAGGCATCAGCCCCCTTTTCTTTTATAAGGGCAGGAAGGCCCTCTCTGACGTTTATGTTGTCTCTGTCCGCAATGAATAATATCAACTTCCGTAGTGACTCAATCTGAGCATCAGAATATCTATGCCAATTCTTATACCCCTTGAACTCCTTTGCTAACTCGACTCTGTGGTCTTCGTGAACAGTATGTCCAGCATATGTCTTGCCATTATTTAGATATCCAAAGTTGCACACCTCAATACCTACGCTGTTTTTATGCATTTTGTGCTTTCCGTTTTTACCTAAATGCCAAGCATAGCCTCCGTCGGGGATACACTTCACAATCTCACCATCGTATTGCGAATCATCGTTAAATATAGATGGGCCACCCAAAACAAACTCGGTTGCAATTCGCCCTCTGTCGTCTCTGCCCCAATGGTCAATAGTGCGGTATGGGTTATGCCATCCTGCTGTGTGGTGAATAAATAGCCACTCTTTTTTAGTTGGGCCTTTAAGGTATTGACCCTTAGGTAGTATATGGTGGTTAATAACAATTCCGTGTTGACTGTCTAGTGACTCTTGAATATCTGTAGTTAGTCCAAACAACTCAGCCCAAGTCTTAGGGCCCACAATACCATCAACATCCAAGTCCTCTTCTCGCTGAAACCTCATAACCTTAGCCTCTGTTATAGGGCCAAAGATGCCATCAGCCTCAATGCCGAGCTCCTTCTGAATCTGTTTTACTTCTTCTCCTGTATGTCCTTTTCTTATTAGCATATTATGGATTAACTGATGTTATTACACCATTGGTATCTACATCTATACTAGAAACTCCAGCCACTCCTACTGTTACGTGGTTTCCATTACTAAGTTTTGTAGAACCATTAGCGTCTGTAAATACAAAATCTCTCACAGCAGGTGTGCCTCCTGTGCCCCCTGTGAAGGTAGAGTGAAAAACATTTGTTGGGCCTGCAATTTGAAATGAAGGTAGCGATGCAGGGCATAAAACATCTATATTGAATAACTGAGACTTAACCAAGAAAAGGTTAATTAGTAGCCTAGATGGCGTCGCAGTTGTCTTAGGAATAACCATCACATACTCAGCCCCTCCAGTCACAGACGTTACCTCTCCACTGTTGACCACTAAGTTTTGAGTGCCTCCTAAGTTATAGTTTGTTCCATCCCACTCTTTTATTGTGAAAGGTATGGTAGCACTTCCCGAAGATGGCAATGGAGCAAGAACCCCGTTGTACGACCAAAACTTCTCTACAAATCCATCGCGAGACGATGTGTATGAATTATAGGTGCTACTACCCAAACTAGCCAACATCATGCCTGCGTGGTCAGGAGTTGAAGATAGAGCTCCACTTAGGTCTTGATTAGGCCTTAGCCTTACAATAACCGCCCCTGTTGCGGCGTTAAGTTCTACAGGGAACTTATATAACTCTTGCGCCTGAGAAACGCTGTCTCCGCTTTCACCAAAGGTACTACAGTCCTCAGCACAGGTAGGGCACGTAACAATGTCTGCCAATGCGCCTGAGTTTACGTAGTACGCAACCCCCTCCTCAAGGCTATATAGACCATCCGAAGCCGACGTAGTCATATTGGGAGTTGTAAATACTCCTGTAACTTTGTTTTTGTCGTCTGCATCTATATAATAAATTGATGTTGAAGAGCCTGCACAGCATACATCATAAAGGTCATCATCAAAAGAAGTTACAGGCGACACCTCATTAAATGTTCCCACTCTAGTATTTCTTAAATCCCAAATAAGATACAGGTAGTCTTCGCCAGTGCTCCTAGTAAAAGGGAACTCTCCGAAATACCCATTCCCCGCACCATTCGCTGTTACTGTAGATATAGTGGTGGTGTCTGGGTGAGACAATATAGTCTGTATATCGGAAGATGTATACTGCGTACTAGAAATTAAGTGCTTAAAGTTGTGCCTAGTGCTCGTAGTCATATCATCCAAGGTGAATGACTCAGTATTGAAAGCAGCCATCCTTATGTCATCACCCACCGCAGGGACAATACCATTGCCAGGTAGTCCTGCCGTTCCGATAAACTCACTAGCGAAAGCACCCACTCCAGAGCCACAGCTGAACATTCCACCCTCCGAAACCATATATCCTCCTGACTCAATTCTTGAAGCATTATAGCTCACTTGAGAACCATTCTTCTCGTCACTTGTAAGCATTATATAGTATACATTTAGCCTGTCTGCCGCTGGGCAAGGAGCTACAACCTTAAAGCTTCCCATAAGTCCAGATGGGTACGCCATATTCAGGTTAAGTCTTGTTGGTTTTGCTGACGTCTTAGTAAACGTGTACGTAGTATCCGTAGTTATTGGAGAGCCACTACCACCCTTAGCAACGCCATTCCATGTAATGGTAGGAGTAACACCAACAGCCGCTGCCTTTGTTATCTCATATGGGTCCTCTACCGTGAATATGCCACTGCTTAATGATATCTCCGTCTCAGAAGTTACTGCGGTCACGTTAGCTGTCTGACCCGTCCTTTTGTTTCTTAATTGACACGCAGTCGTGACTCCATCAGTTACAAACGTAGCGTTAGTGTCGATAAGCCTTAGCGAGTCTGCGGCACTTATAATAGTATAAGGCTGTCCTTGCGATATGCCTATTTTTGAACCGAAACCTAGCTGTGTATCAGAATCAATAGTGACAATTGGTAGAGCAGTTTGTGTCGAGTCAACTCGGACGACATCGCCCACCACTACTGATGTGGTAAAAGTTTGCGACTCATCAATAAGTTTGTTAGTAGCTCCCGTCTCGGTTGCTGTTCCCGTAACTTTTGGAGTAGGATTGCTGGTTACATCACCATCATCGACAAAGTCTCTTATGTTTTCAATGTCAACTTCAACCGCTATATCTCCAACAGTATCGCCAACCTCTATTTCAGTGTCAGTTGTGCTCCCCCCCTCAGCTATTTCGCTATCAATAAATCTGTTTATAATTACATTACAAGGCTCTATAAAAGTAGGGGCTGGTAAATTTCTACCCGTGCTAGATAAGACATACTCCTGAGAGTGCTCGTCGTACTCTCCCAAAGTAACCTTGTTTATAGAGCTCTTCAAGGAGTCTCTGAAGTAAGACTTCATACCTACGTTGGACACTATCGCTATCTGGTCGTTCTGACCTCTAGCACCCGTTCCTGAAACTCTTATTACTGCACCCCTTTTGGCATCAGTAAAATAATAGTCGTATCCATACTTGGCAAAACTCTCAGCATTTCTACTAATACCAAACTCCTCTGGTCTTGGTAATTGATTGCCTAAAAAAGTATTTGATTTAGCAAGCAGTTCGCTGCCTTGCTCGTCTGACAATATATTTTTAGACACTAGTACCCTAGATATTCTGTCTTCTTGAAGAACCAATATGTCTTCGCTCCTGTCAGCTAAAATCATTATCTCTCCAAAGTTCTTATCAAGGTCTTTGTAGTTGATATCCGCTAGATTAAACTCATTAAGAGAATTATAGTTTGTCTCATCGTTAAAAAAGCCACTATAGGTCATTGATGCGAATCTATCAGCCTCCTTGTATTCTGTATCAACTTCGATAGATACTCGCTCCCCTAAGAAGAACTTGTGAGAAGCCACCCTGTCACCTACACTTAGTGATTCTACGCCATTGTAGAATGTGTAGCAGTTGTGGAAGTTTAAGTCGCATATAGCGTCTGCGCTAGTAGCGGTGTCCTGGTCCTGAGTGTTTCCTTTATGAACTAGTTTACCTGCGCCATCAGTAGATACGTCAAAGACCTGATTTCCTTCATAGAATATCTCTGATGTTATTTCTTCAGGCTGTGTTTCAAATGCATAAAACCCTGAATTTCTTATAATCTCAACCTTTGCGGTTGTTTTCATTTGTTTAGTACGCCTACATCCATCTGCACCTGCTTGAGCAAGAAGAACTAATCCCCCAGAAGCGTTTATAAACTGAAACCTATGCTCATTGTTTGTTTCTACAGGAATTCCATCTGGGTAACCTGGTCCAACGTCTGATGTAATTATGCTGTTAGGAGAAGGCGTCCCTGTATTGCTATAATACCTAGCAGAAAGAGTCGCAGCCCCTGAGTCAAACTTAATGTCGTTCCAATTTATGCCTCCGTTATGCCCATCAAAAAACTCTTTGAAGTTGGCATAATCATTTTGAGCCACAAAGTTGTCTATTCTAAACTCGTCAATTATCTCTTCGCATCTAGCAGTAGTTCCATCCCTCTTGTGCTTTATTTTTAAAAACACCCTGTCGCCTGCATTTATTGGAATATCACCAGAACCGTCAAAAAGCTCTATTTCTATAGGAGGTTGCCTTCCAGACGTTGACTTGACAGACTCTGGCCTTATAGATACGACGTCAGTTCCTGCATCCTCTACGCTCATTGAGGCCCCAGGCTTTATAGACATATAAAGCCCTTGTAGTGAATTTCCTGTATTACCTGGGAGTTGGTCCTCTCCAAATGCTTTTACATCTAAAACAGTGACCTTTTGAAGTGTGTTTAGCGCCCCCGAAGAATCCGCCTTAACAGTGAGCACATCGCCCGTCTTCATCTTGTTTTGATTGTCCCCTTCTAGTTTAAAATAACAAGTACCATCAGTGCTATCTACATATACCACATCAGAGAATATAGATTCATAATCTCCTCCTGAACTTTTCAAAAAGAACTTGTACTTACTAGCCCACGAAGGTGGCTTCTGTGTTATAGGAATCCTCGCTCTAACTATATTAATTTCATCGCTACCACTAGAAGGAACGTACGTGGTATTGTTTTCCGAAGTGAGTACTGTAGTGGCTCTATTGTGTTCGTCCAAATATACAATCCCAAGGTCATAGTCTCTGTTGCTATGAAGAGACTTACTACCATTACCACCTTGTGAAGAAAAGAAGTCAAGAGCGGTTATGTCGAAGTATTCGTAGTAATCTGCACTATCGTGATTTAACTTGAACATAGGAAAGCTGAAGGACACCTCTGTGCTTCCAGCAGCACTAGAAACCTCTATCTGTCTTGTTTCAACAAGGCTGCTTATACTTGCACCCAATGAATCAATACCATTCCCCACCACCGAAAGGTTACTTCTGCTTCTTGACCTTTCATAAGCGCACATATATTGGTCCGTAAACGTAGTGCCAAAGTTGCAGAATGAATTATTATTTACGGTCTCTGTTGTTATTATGTTCTGTATGTTGCTCGTGCCTGGCTGAGAGCTTATATCACGACCTACAGCCAATAAAAACTCAGGGCTAGAAAATAATTCATGCACGGAGTTATAGTCTGTCGGCAACATATATGTTATTTCAAACTCAAACTCATTTCCCTCGTCAGGAGTCTGTACATATGTAGATGCAGAGTTGTCTCTAGTAAAGACAAAAACAAGGCTTATTGTATTATTCTGCAACAGGCTAATCCCATCAAAATCTATAGTCACCTTGCCATCGACTGACTTAGTGGGGGACGGAGACTCGATATCATATATTATCGCAGAAAAAGTGGTCGGCGCAGACTCCTTAAAAACATCTGCCGTTGTTACCCTGCGTTCCGAAGTGTATGCTATCTTAACATCATTGCCATCCTCATCGGTCAAGTCCCTTCCGTCATTATAGTTTCCATACACAAGCCTATTGCCTGATATGGTCTGTGCTTTTGCTTTTAGTGGCACATTATCATATGCCCTAGCCAACTGATTCGATGGTAACGCAGCATAAGCCTTGCTATTGTCAAACACAATTGTTTTATCAGTATTGTCGGTATAGCCAAGGTCGGCCTTGTCGTATGTTTGAACAATACTTATGGTATTAGTATCGCTTACCTTGTAGCACAATTGAATCTTGTCAACGTTGCTAGGCCCCGTATTGAAAGTTACCTCTACGGCATTAAATCTGTTCTGCATCCCTCCATTGTCATAGGAAGAGCGATTAAACTCAAACGCCTTGGCGAGAAAAGCCAACTCGCTAAATGAAGACAATGCGCTATACTCTCCGTCTTTATATCTATATCTATATGCGAATGCAATCAGCTTGTCCTCAATGAAGTTCTCCTCAGCACCCGTCTTTATCATATTAATTGATGGCGGAAGTGCTGGTGGCTTTACAATCACACTAATATCATCTTCAGTAATGTTATCCGAAAACGGACTTCCCGAAGGGAACTGATAGTGCCTTGTTACGTTAATTCTTCTAGGAGGGTTTAAGTCGTCAGTAAAAAACAACAAGTCTCCAATTCTATTTACTCCTGTAATTAAATATCTAGGATGAAAGTTCAATACATCAACCGATATGACGTGATAAACAAGTTGACCTGTATTCATATTGTATGATACAATCATATCTACCGCATCGGTAGTCTGTCCATCAGCATTCGTCCCCCCTGGGTCATAAACGAACCAATATATGGTTTCATTGACGTCGTCCGCATAAGCTCCAATACACTTAGCAGCAAACGACAATCTTTCTCCTGCAAACTCTAGCTCAGTAAGTCTTTTACTGCCCTGAACATTCTGAACAGCCCCCATATCATCGTTGGCTCCAGAGCTATTCACTCTGATGTTCATTGCATCAATATACTCGCCATCGGGTAGGATGCGCTTATCGACGCCCTTGTTCATGCGTCCTTGAAGGAAAGACTTAGTTTCTTTCATTATTTAATTATGTTTCCTTGCGCTCTTAAATTCATTAGTAGTCTTCCAGGGTGAATGTTGCTCATTCTAATCTTAGCGTTTCGAAGTAGTGTAGATTTGTCTTTTTGAGACCTTCTAACTACATATTCCTGAATACCCACTCTTGAATTAAAAAGCATATATTTTATGTAGGCGTAAATATACTCCTCGAACAACTTGTTCACACTCACGAGTGAATCATCTCCACCCTCCATTCCGTCAGAAATATACTCAACGATACACGTCTCCCCACTCATTCCTGATGAAAAATTAATAACGCCACTCTTATTGTCAATCTTAAACGTAGGGTTTGAATTGGCCGTCTCTGAGTTTAGGCCATACCTAGCCCCAATTGGGAAGTCAAAGTAGTATCTGTTGTCTATTAGATATGCCTCTTGGCCGTGATACTTGCTGCCCTCGTTTAAGTATATGCTTTTATTTGTCTTGTTTATTCTCCCAATATCTAGTCCTGACTGCTCAGGCTGAATGATATTGCCTAGCTCATCAAATAATATATTGCAGTCGTTGTCCTGTAAATATGTATTGGCGCTATTTATTTGAATATTTTCAGTAAGAGGGTGTAGGCATCCATTCTTAAATAGTGATATTCTAACCCAATTAACATAGTCATTAGGCAAAATAAACCTTAGGTTTTCACATACGTCAAGCTCTAGTGCCTTAACCTCTTTGAATGCATCATAGTTAAGCTCCTGAATGCCACGCTTAGCGTGGAATATAACTTGAGCTCTAGACACGTTCGCTAGCAACTTGTCTTGCCCCGTATACATCATCATAAAGTTTTTTACGATGTCCGATAGGGATACATACTGATAGGAGCCCCAGTTAGCGTTTTCAGGAGTAGCTCCTGCATTTTCATAATATTGATATCCTGTCAAATATGCCATTACTTATCTTGTGTGTCTTCAATTGATGCTTGTCCCACTGTGTATTGATAAATTTGCTCGTCCCTAATTGAAACACCAGCCAACTGTAATATCTTATTTACAAGTAGCGGAATCTCTGATTCAGGTAGCTCAAAGTCTTGATATCCTGGTTCTGAAGGGTTAAATAAGCCCTCGGCAAATCCTGTCCACGCAGGGTCAAGTGGTTCTCTAATATATTGTGCAATTACACTACCCTTATTAGTTATGCTGTTAGGGTACATAATTACGTTGTTTCCTTGCATTAAGCACGATGGGAACATAGTTGTAGGTTTCGTTAGGTTAGACGAGTCAAGAGACCAAATCTTTGATGGGTCTTGAATCTCAATCTCTGAGTACTTGCTTGGATTGAATATTTTATACGTCATAAATAAACCACCCCCTAGGTCTTTGAATATGTCTTCTGTAAGGCCTAGCACAGTATCAGTGACAGACGTTACAAACGCCGTGTCCGATGTGTATGTGTTTACCACTAGGTCGCCAACAACTACTGAAGAAGTGAATGTAGCACCAGTGTCGGTTAGTGTAGGAGCAGATGGCGTTAGACTAAATGCAGTCTGCGTGCCTGAAGCATTTTCCGTGTTGTAGTATACCAACTTATTAAGAAGGTATAGGCCGCTAGGCTTGTCAAAAACGTGACTACCACTGCTTGCTATATTGTCTAGTGATTTTATTTCTGAAAATATCTCTATAACTTGTCGCTTGCGCTCTGCGAGGTCTCCATATGCCTCGTTTGTTGCAGCACTTACCGCAGTAGACTGATTGACCGCAACCCTCTTGTTAAGTCTATTTACTTGGTCATTGTAATCATAGAAAAACTCCTTGAAGGCATCCATCTGAGCATGTCGTGCATAGTTATTGAAATCCTCTGGTGGTATATATCCGTAGTTGTTTTTATTCGCTATAGCGAGTACAGTTTGACGAACCTCGTTAATCATAACGCTAAAGATACAAAATAAAAAAGGGGTCGAAACCGACCCCTAGTTATTGATAAGCGTTTGGATTATACCGCAGCAATCTCATTCACAGCTCCACTCGGCAAATCAATTGTAATTGATGGCTCTGTGTATCCCTGAGACCAAACCTTTTTTACAGCGTCATTAAACGCAATGACATCCGCTCCTGCTGTGCTGCCACTTGCATTGCTAATGCCAATCTGCTTGTCAAGATATGAAACTCTCAAGTTTGCCCCTGAGCGTGATACGTCGTAAATATCAGCACTAACAATGAATTGAGCTCCTGTGCTATTTAAAATAATAAACTTTTCCATGGTAAAAAATTAATGGGTTAAAAAACAATTTAAAAAGTAAATGCAATAGTAGCAATAGGCTGACTAAGTGTTTTACTAAATGTTGATGAAACTTCTCTCCAATTAGTCGCTGCAGTATCTGCAATAGCCTTTCCAATAGCAAAAGCATCAGCATCGATGAAACTGTCATCTACTCCGCCTCCAGTGTCTGTAGGACTCACAGTCCACTTCGAACCATTTCCGTACAGAATTATAATAGGTGAGTCAGGGGTAGTAGCCTTATCAACAAAAACAGATGCCACACCTGTAGCTCTTACGGTTCTTGCACTACCTGCTGAATTCGCAATATCTATATACTTGTTCATATAAAAAAATTATGAGTTAAAAAATACTATGCAAATATAAGCAAAATAAAAAAAGGGCCCCCGAGAGGGCCCTCTAAACAATGATTATGAATTATCTATCGAATCAAATATATAAATAAATATTTATTATCCTTCTATTTTCATCAATTGTTTTTCGAGTGCATTCATAATCTCCTCGTCTTTGATAAGTAAGCCAAGCACAATATCCCTTGGGTCTTCACCGTAAGGAACGTTAGTTAACTTTTTCTTATTGTTTGGGAGATTATAGTACACCTCTTTGTTTTTATTTCTAAGAGATAGTAAGCCATTATTAAATAGTCTAGCCACTAAATCTTGAATCTCAATAGTAGAATCCTCTATAGACTCTAAGAATGCTTGAGGGTTTTGTTTAGCGAACATCAATACATCTCTTTTGATTTCAGCCGAAGTCATTGAGTCTACTCTTAAGCCAAGATATACTCTCGCTACAGTTTCCATTGTAGAGATATCCATCTGCTTCGCAGCGATAAGAGCATCTACCTCGTAGTTTATAATTTCTAGTTCTGCCTGAGCATCTCTTTCTGTATTAACTTCTTCGAACACTTGACCATTGCCTGGATGGAGTTCAAGGAATTTCTGTAATACAGGATTTGTTTCAGGAACGTTTAAAAATCCATTTTCAAAGACAACAGGCTCTAGTATGGCATTGCCATCCTGTTCGTCCTCAAATGGGCTTTTTTGATTTGAAGCGTATCGAAGCGCTCTGTTAGTTTTTCCGTCGAAATATAGAAGTGGCTTTCTGTGAGTATTTCTAGAAGCCAAGATAAAGCTTAACGGTGCAGCCTTACTCTTTAAAACATAGATTTTATTTTTCATTTGATTTAATTTAAAAAAGGGGGGAGTTGCCTCCCCCCATAAGGTTAAGGAATATTATCCTTTGAAGATAAAGAAGTTGTTAGCTCCCATTACACATACCGCTCTTTCAGAGAGGAAGTGTACTTGCATAGCATCTAAGCTCGTTCCAACACGGCCATCAACCATACCAGCAGAACCAACAATAAACGTTTTGTATCGTCTATTCTCAGTTTCTGATGCACGATATCTAACGTGTAAGAATGGTCTAGTAGCGTTTTTACCAAGAATTTGGTCGTAAACAGTTGTAGAACCAGCAGGAACTAAAAGTCCGTTTACAGCACCACCTGTAAGACCACCTCTCATTGTTGGGTCGTTCAAGTATTTCCAGTCAGTCTTGTAGAAGTCATAACCTCTGCGGAATCCTGAGAATCCAAGGTTTAATGCCATCTCCTCGTCGTTGTCGAAAAGACCGTAAGAAGTACCTCCTGCACCGTAAGAGTTTTGAGCAGCAAGCATATCATCAATATCGAAAGAGAATTGTCTGTTTAAGAACAATACGTTCTCCTCGATAGAACCTTGCTTGTCAAGTCTCTGAATAACAGCGTCAAAGTCAGAAAGTGTAGTTGGGTTACCACCACTCCAAACATTTCCTCTGTTTTCTACAGCGTGGAATACCCCCTCAGAACCTGCGGTTGTTTTACCAGCAGCAGTGTAACCAAGAGCAGTTTCTGCTCCAGAGCCGTCAGCAGCAGGAACAGCCTCAATCATTGCAGTCTCCAAGTAGTCTTCGAAGCGAAGTCTTGTTTCGTGCTCTGATTTTAGATACCATAGGTATCCTGTTCCTCCGTCTTCAGTGCTGATTTCAATCCATCCGATTTGAGCCATATCAGAACCAGATACAGTAAATCTGTCTTTGATGATGATTGGCTTGTTTTCAAAAATCAAACCATCAGACTCTAAAGACTCAAGCATTCCGTCTGTTCCTTTTTGGAACTCAGAACCATAAATGAATACTGAAACAACAGACGCTGCACCATATGCTGCCTGAGTGGCTTCATAGTAAGCTACATCAAAAGTTCCAGCACCGTAGTTTACGCTTGTAACTACAGCCTTGTTTGACAATGCTGAAGCCGCTGTGTTGTCTGAAATCATTACAGTTTGTCCAACTCTAACCGCTATCTGACCGTCAGTAAACCCTAAAGCTGATAAACTGTCTGAAACAGTGATAGTCTGAGTTGTTTCACTTCCAGTGTAACTACCCAATGTACAGTTAGTGTACTTAACGTGTAGACGACCCTGCTCAGCCCACTTGATTAAGTCAGAGTTAGTTGGCATCTCTGCACCTACCATTCTTAAGAAAGAAGAGATAGTACGATTGCCATAACGCTCGAACTCAGCCTCGTAAACGTCTGGTAAATACTGATTCAAAAAGTTGAAGTCAGTTAAATAATTTGTAGAGGTTGCGACCCTCTCTGCACTAGGTTGTAAATTAAACCCTGGAGTGCTCGCTAATGAACCTGCCATTTTTTATGTTTTATGTTTTTTTAATACTTTTTATCCTAAGCCCGTTGCCTCGGCTTTGGCCGACACTACGAACGTTGAACCCACCTTTATTAGAGAATTGTGGAGCTTGCTTGACATCCATGTTAATATTTTTAGCACGTCTTGCATCACTCTCTATAGCCTCAGCTCGCCCTTGCTCATAAAAGAACTTGGCAAACTTATCTGGGTTCATGGCCGCAGCTAAAGCCTTATGGTATCCGCTAGCATCCTTAATCATGCCATCATCATCTAAGTACTTTGATATAAAGTTGTTTAGGTTTGATTGGTCATTCATAACTTGACTCGCTTCGCCAGGTGAGTACGTGTAAGAATTGTCTCCGATATTAACTTCAAAACCTTTGAAATCATCATTGAAAACAGCCTTTGTTTTCTCATTAAAAAACTCTGTTTGTCGCTTTGTCCGCTCCTCATAAGTTTTCGCCTGATTAACATACTCTCGGTAAGCCTCCATCTCTTCGCTAGAAATTGCATCTGCCCTTGACTCAAGTGGCGCATTATATTTCTCTTTCTGAGATTCGAAGTGCTTTTTAGCTTTAGCTAATTCTCTTTTCTTATCTACTTGCTTTCTTTTAGACTCTTTACTGTTATTATCCTCAGTGTCAAATCTATCAGAAATAAGTATATCTATATCTGTATCGTCTAGGTCTGGCTCTACTTCCTTGTAGTAAGAAAATAAAAGTTCATCCTCTGTTAAATCATCCGTGCTGCTATTAAGCCTCAAAAAGTCCTGCATACTTCTGCCAGTTTGTTTTTTGTACTCATAGTACGCCTTAACATCCTCTGGTAATTCCTCAGATTGACTTCTCTCGGCGGTTAGCTCATCGAAGGATTCGATTTTCTTGCCATACCTTTCCGATATATATGAAAGAACATCTTCGTCACTAAGTGACTTGTTTTCTTGTTTGGGCTCTTCTTGTTGTGTATTGGAATTTTGTGATTCAACCTCGGCTTGCTCAGCCTCGTGCTTATTCAGTAATTCCTGTTCCACTTCCTGCTTAGACTTCTGCTCCGCAGAGTCTAGAGCCCTTACTTTGATTTCCATAGATTAAATTTTGTGTAAAGTTACTACTTTTTTATTTTGGGGCGAATGGGTCTCCAACTCCCTCCGCTACCTTGTTGAGGTCTTCAGACTCTTTCATAAAATCAATAGGAGCTCCACCTTTCTTTCTTTGGTTAATCAACATTGATTGCTGAGTGTTCTGCCTATCAATTCTATCATCCTTTGCCTCTTCCTTTTCTTTATTTCTTTGGTCAAGACTTTGCTCTTTAACCATGGCTATCTGATAATCGTGCTGGAATTGTTGCTGCATTAACTGGCTCTTTATTTGAGCCTCATTCTTGAGCTTCTCAATTTCGAACGCCACCCCTGCCTGAAGCTCTCTAAGAGTAACTTGGTGTTCCATAGACAACTTTTGCTGAGCGTTTTGTGCTGCTTGCTGTTGAGACTGCATCTGCATTTGCATCTGCATTTGTTGTTGAGCCATTTGTTGCTGTTGCTCAGCCTCCTTGTTTTTCGCTCTTTTTATCTTGAGAAGTTGATTTGCAACCTTAGTGTTGTTTATCTCTCTTATATCAATGGCATCCTCTAGGTTGATATCATTCTTACTTAATGCCATCTGAATGTTTTGCTCAAGCATTGCTTTTTGCTCTTCATCTGGTGCAACCTGTATAAACACACCAAAGTCACGCATATATAAGTCTTTGATGTCACTCAGCATAGCCACGTTATACTTACCTATCTGCATTGCAAACTCTTCTGCGAACTCATAGTACTCAAGTATATCTGCTATTCTGCAAGATAATGCTTGGGCTAATCTCTTTATAACAAACATGCTTGATTCCATAATATGCCTTGTAGCCGTATTAGAGTTGGCTGCCGCTAGCTTCTGAACACCCACTAATGCGTCAGGGTCTGGTGTTGAGCCATCTCTAGCCTCATTAAGGCCAGTTACGCTACGAATCATATCTAGATAATAGTTGTAGTTTCCTAGCAACGCCTGTAACTTGCTTTGACTAGAATGCCCTGTAATAGGCTGAATAGGTACTCTAGCGTTGTTGAACTCTCCATCCTGAGTGTAAGAGCGACCAACAACAGAGCCTGTTTGGAAATACAGCCTTAGTGCATCCTCAGGGTTGTATGCCGCCCCTGTTCCTAAGTCAACCTCATTAAGTCCGTCTGCGTCAATAAAGACTCCATCAGGAGTCATTCGATTCATAACCTGCTGAATCTTTAAATGTGTAATCTGAATAAGGTCAGCATATGGAATCATACGTCTAACTAGCGACTCAACATTCCCCTTGTACATTCTTGGTGCAACAGCGACATAATTTGGTAAAGCGTGCTGAGATGCTGAGGCGGGTCTAACCATATTCTCCATCATATTCCATCGAAGAACAATATCAGTTCCCATAACCATTACGCCCTCGTACCAAACATCAATGGTCTTTTCGATTACTTCAAACCTACCCTCTTCCAACATCTCTGGTGGAGGATTAAATGCAGAGTCTTTCTCTACCATCTTTACAGCACCACCTTCAGATATTTTCTTCTTATACTTAAACGTGTTAGTTGTCTTGTAATTGAAATACAGCAGGGTAGCTGTATCTCTGTAGAACGTATCATTCTGATAGTACTGCTTGACATTATAGTAGTTATACCAATTTTGACTATACTTAGATATCTTTTCTAAATCCTCAGGACCTAGCAAAGGGTCAATCTTTACGAGCTCTGTGATAGGAACTGTTTTTATCTCCCCCCAATAGAAGCAATCATTAAAGTATGGGTCTTCAGTGTAACTATGAATTACGTTGGCAGGGTCAACATACTTGACCTCAACCCCAGAACCAGGATTAAACTCGTGTTTTGCAACCGCCATACCTAACACTGCTAAGTCGTAGTCTATACGCTTCCTGGTGTCATCATAGTCATTGTCTTCAAGAATAGTGTTTATCGCTGTTTCTTCAGCAATCTCTATTGCGGGCTTGTAATTCAACTGAAGATGAATATTTAACTCATCATCATTGGCAGGTATTTGGTCAGGGTCTAGGTTAAACGTATCAACGCCAAACTCATCTTTTATCTTTTGAAGGACAGGCTTGGCAATCATATCCGCCTTGACCATCTCTTGGTATGCGTTCTTCTCGTCAGCAGACATTGCATCCTGCGCCTCAGCCTTAATAGTAAATGGCCTACTCGACATACCATTAACCACGATATCAACAAACTTTGGAAGTATAGGAACAGGAGTCCAATCTAAGTTTAAATAACTAAGGTCTCCATCTACAGCAAGTTCTTTTTTGTACTTCGCCACCGACTGTTCGCCACGAGCATATAGTCTTAGCTTGTGAAAGTTTCGATACCTATCATAGTATCTACCATTGTTGCCGTCTCTTCGAAACCATTCATATTGAATTGCT